GCTATTTGTTCAATAGTGTAAGTTTGTTGTTTATTGTTTGTCATTGCTTAGATTTTGTTTTTAATTGTCCGTACCATTCTGAAAATTTCTTGTTCATATTATTTGTTTATTGTTGCTCATTGTTACCTCCTTGTGTATTTAAATAGTCTGCATAGTTCTGAGCCCAATACTCTTGCTGAAATAAACCAATCGGTTTCTTGTCGTAGTACACACGCCATTGCTGTATACCATTAATCGTAGCCATAACAACTCTAGCCCTCATTCCATTCTCCATTTTGAATTGACTTAATCAAAGATTTGAATCCATCCCAAGTATAAAACTTAACTGAGTAATTCAAGATCGATCCATACCAAACATCATTTCTGTTGTCATCTGGAGCCAAGTGTAGAACAACACTATTGACAGCCAATTCGAAATAATGATAAACTTTAGTGTCTCCGGTTTCGGAGGTTGTTAGCGTTTTTTTCACGAACTGAAAGTTTTTCTTCAGTTGGATTGCATTTCGTAGAGTCATATATTTTTTTTATTTGAGTTTGAAGGTTTTGAAAAAATTCATTAAAGGTAACGGTTTCATCTGGAGAGCAGACACTTTGTGCCTTGGGGTTATGCTCACAGATTTGAAATGGGATTTCTTTTATCTCAATCATAGTTGCTGGTTTTTTAGTGGGACATTTCATTCTAATAAATTAGGTAAAAGATATTTCTTTTCAATGGTACACAAGGCATTCACCTCTCGAATACTAGCCACTACGCCATACAAACATACGCAAATGTAGATGACAAACAGCGTGGCGAGTATTCTTTTCTTGAAACTTTGCATACTATATTTTACAATATTATATTATCTTTTTCAAAATTCCAAGTTTTTATGGCAGCCTTCCAATTTTTCATTTTGTTTTTTCCAATCATCCAATTCTTGGACTCATAGAAGTTCCAAAACTTATCCGCTTGCATAAAGGGATGGCGAACATTCTGTCTCTTGAGCTCCATAGCAACTTCTTGTAGTGCCGGAGGCTCGAATCGTTTACTCTTGGGTTCTCTGATTTTCCCCAATGTTTCCACTACTGCCTCATTGGTTCTCCATTTCGGTTCTATCTGATTGAGGATGTACTCGAACATATCAACTATTTCTTTGCTCATATAATTTGATTGCTTGGTTTAGTATGTGTAATTGTAATTCATAATTATCTGGATCGCTTTTCCATTTCTCTATGCGATTGACCGACTGAAGGATTGTTGAATGCGTCTTGTAATTTAGCAAAACAAACACGGTCTTCAGGGGCATCTTGACAAGTTCCATCAGCATATAGGCGTAGATTTGACGTAGCATCACTTCGTGTTCATCTAGCGTGCGAACAGTCTCCCATAGTTCACGAGGTACACCACTGGCTTCCTCGATGCTTTCGAGCACATAATTCTTACGAACATTGTGCATTTTTAATTCAATGGTAATCATATTTATTTCAGATTTTTTAGTTGACGGATATAATTTGGATCAGATGCATATACTCCATCTATTTGTTTCAAGTAATGGTCCTGTATGTGGATGTAGCATTTGATGTTGTCTTCATAGGTTTTGTACTTGGCATAAACACCATACTTACCATCGACATATTTGCATTTGTGGTAGGTGATACCAAACATATTTTTTGCATTTTTTCCTACATTACTCTTCCCAACATTTGATTCTAATTTGGCTTGAGCCAATGCCACATTGGGCAGAACGCATCCGTTCTTGTGCAAACAATTAACAATTGCCTCTTCAGACAATTCAATATCTTTAATTTTATCAGCAGTTGGATTAACTACTTTGTATACTATTTTGATTGATTCCTGGCGAAACGTCAGCAGGATAATACTAATTACGAGTAGGGCTATCAGACCTATGCTCAAAGGTTTGTATTTGTTCTTAAAAGGAACAAGCTCAAGGTTACTATTTAGTTTGTAGTTCATAAATATTATTATTTAGGATTTTTTGTATTGTACTTGCATGAAATTTTCCATTTTTAGCACCCGTAATTCCTTGGGAGTTAAAGTGTTGGGCAATTTGACGTAGTGAGTGACCTTCTGCCTTAAGGGTGGAAACGGTTTGGACCAACTCCAATTGCTTTGGGTCTTCGACTAAAATACCATTGTCATTCTTATATCCCAATGGAGGGTATGCACAATAGACTTTCTTATTCTTTTTCAGATTGTTCTTGACGGATCGTGTGTACTCACCGGTAACATCTGATTGGTATTCTGCAAAGACAGCCATAAGGTTACGCATTGCTTTACCCGATGAACCGCTCATCTCCGGTTCTTCAATGGAATAGAACTTAATCTTTTTCTTTTCCAATAGGTCCATATGGTTGATAAAGTCCCGAAGGTTACGAGCAAAACGTGTACTGTGCCATACGATGAGAGACGAAACTCCACCTTTGTTGATGCGTTTCATCATATCTTGGAAGCCGGGGCGTTTAGTATTTTTTCCACTAAAGCCTGCATCTTCATAAATATTTTCCAGAAAGAGCCCCTTCTTCTGACAGAAGTCAATAATTCTTTCCACTTGGTTGTCAAGAGATGTACCCTTGTCAGCCTGCATATCGGTTGAAACTCGGATGTAACCAATCGCATTCATAATCTTGTTCCTTTCATAATTTTTACAATTAATTCTTGTTTGCTGATTCCTTTGATAATACAATACTCATTAATGTAGGGTAACATAAAATCTCTTATCGGTATGGAAACCATAACGTGTTGAGGATTATTCTCTAAGTCACGAGCCAATAACTTTCTATTTGTTCTGATGCGATTCTCAAGGGATACAGATAAATAGTTCATCGCTGTTTTCTGATCATCGTGTTTAGCATAGAACTCTTCGAGCTCAGCCTTGGGTATGTAAATTTCAATCGTCCTCATTGTCGTATATATAACATTCGTTTGCTATGTCGTAAATCTCTTCAGAAGGGATATCCAAAGCCTCGGCTACATCTACTGCTTCTTGAAATGATTCAAACCATAGATCCATCGTCACCTCATAGAAACTTTCGGTGGCGTTAACATCTATGTACAATGCTTTCTCAAAGTCATAGTCTACCTCGTATTCCTTTTCGATATCAGGTATGTCAGCGGTAACTACATCTACTATCTCCTCAAAGGAAACGATATCGATGAGGTCTTCGTGGTAGTACTCGATGGGCACAAGGAAACCAATTTTTCTAATCGTACCATCAAAGGCGTTGAAACTTACATTGCCTTTGTTAACAAGTAGTTTGACTACTTCACGGAATTCAATACTATCTCTTTGCATAATTCATAGGGGATTTGTGATCGAACATAAGAACCTTTCAGACCTTGGGTGCCGGTCCTGGAGCCACGAGGGGCTGAGATGTGGCAAGACATACCATTCTTACACGCAGGGCGAGGACTCCAATCGTAGTTGTTTGTCCAAATATCTGTGGGTTTCATTCGGGTATCGCCATACTGACAATAGGTAACGGTCTGACGGATGTGGGGAAGGACATCGAAGGAATTCATCTTACGCATCATACCACGAGGATTCTCAATGTACCAAATAAGGTGAGGATTCAAGGTGCGGAAGTAATCGATGATTGCAATGGTCTTCTTGAGGATCTGTAGACCCATCAGAGCATCTTGTGTTTTGGGTCTCCGATTCATATCCCAATGCTTACCTATAGAGGCAACAGAGAATGTAGTACACGGAGGAGATGCCCATATCATATCTGGGATGAATGGTACCTTACTTGTATCAAACTGATTGATATCAACTGCATAGTCAATACCATCAAATGGTGTCCAATCAGAGGAGAATACCTCGTGACCTAACTCATCGCATATCTTACCGATACTGCGAGAACCTGCGAATAATTCTAATACCTTCATAATTAAATGTCTTTTACAATTGCTACAACACCAGGGTTAACCCATTCTGCATACCATCCGTGGTCTCTAAGGAACTTAACAAGTTCATTGTGAACTCCTAAGTCCCAAAATTCATAGTTCTGAGTCCAATAGTTGAGCAGATCGTATCCATCCGAGGACATTACATCTGAATCCTCAGCTGATATAGAAAAGATGTTTGGTGATTTGTCAACCCATCCATTACCATCCTTGAAGATGGTCATCTTGGGGTACTTCTTTTGTAACTTGGTGATTAAACTTGCTTTGGTTGTCATAATAAATGTTTGATTTTAATGGTTGGAAATGATTGTTCTGCTTCATCCAAGGAAGCGAAGTATTGTTTGCCGGGGTGGTGTAAATCTTCTGAGATGTAATCCCATACAGATTCTACAATTGCATCATCTTCGATTGTGAAGTAATGCTGACCTTCTTCAAATGGATAACTCATAATACTATTTCTGTTGGTTCGGGAATGTACATTAATTTATATTGTGGTAAAGCAGTACGCAATGCCTGGAGGTACTCGCTGTGGTCATACCACTCTTTTCCCCTTCTTTCTGCATACACCATTGGTTCTAAAACTTTCTCAATCTCCTCATAAGGAGCATCAGAGATTAATAACATATCCTCCTCAGAATAAGCGGTCGTTTTAATTTGATACAATTCCATATTAGTTTAGTTTAAGTTCTTGTAAAACATTTGTAGGTACGGGGCAAGATGTATCGTAATCGTAATAGTAACCGGCATCTGCACCTTCACCTAAATGGGTATCAGATATGTCTGTGAGCAATTGACAGATTTCACCTTCTTCTGATTTTGTAGTAACATCAGACCATTGTGGTGCATCATACTCACTATGCTCTACACATATACCGTTCTCGTACACAAACTCACCACCCCATCCTTGCTCTTCTTGATAGGCAAGAATGAAATCGGGGAAATCTTGTGCCAGTTTGTTAAGAATCGCAGGTTCAAACAAAGACCAGGCGGTGGCGAAAGTGAGAGTATGACCATCGATTTCGTTATCGTAGCATCCCCATTTTGTACCCCAAATGTAATGAGCCCAATCATACCAATTGTCCACACCATACTTTTTGAGTAATGCATCTTGCATCTTTTCTGTAATAGGCTTGGGTTCATAATAAAAAGGTTGTGATCGATCGATTTTCTCATTCTCCTTCATAATCTTTTTGTATTCGGTCTCAGATACAATTCTTGTAGGAGATGTAGTGTTACGAATCTCATCGGGCATAGGGAAATAATACCCACAGATACCATTGTTGGTGTTAGCGATGATTTGCAATTTCTCTTCTTGCTCTGGAGTCAAGTTATTCATTGCGAGGTGGTAGTAAACATGATTTGGCATAGTCTTAGTTTTCTGATTCGTTTATGTCTTCCATTTGTAATACTTTGTCCCACGCCCAATTTAAGGCGTGAATAATTTTCTCTGTTGGTTCGTCTTGCTCAAAGGTCATCATCACATTGATTGCATCATCGATACCATTTAAAATTTCTTGCTTTGTCATAGTTTTATTTAAGGATAAGGTTGTTTAAAAGTTCAGCGATTTTTGAAAGTTGTGACAATTGCTCGATATATGCTTGTCTTGATTCGGGCTGATGGTTTAGATTCAATTCAAGTTCATCGATGGCTTCGTGCAATGCACCAAGCATTTGGTCTAATTCTTCTGTTGTGTATTTCATTTTTTTATTTGTTGAGGTAAATGGTTTGTACTTTAGTTCTGCTTAATTGTCCCCACTTGTCGTAGAATTCACCGATGGTAATCTCAAAGATGTAATCATCGATAGATTCGACATCGTATCTGCCCGATTCCATCTTCTGTAGGGCATTGATAATCTTGCGAGAGTTACGCTCCAAGTTGTAGTAATTACCACCACAACCACATCGGCAACAGTTACCTCTACCTTCATACATCTGATCGATCTGACCCAAGGAAAAAGTAATCTCCTTGGGTTCGGGTACTCCCAGTTCGGGAGAGTGCATTGGTGTGTGTGTTATCTTAAACTCCATAACTATTTTCGATTGTTTTGATTTGTGCTTTGTATGTATCTATTTCTCTTTCCAACTTCTCGATAGATTCGATTAGTTCGGCTTTCAAATTTTCCATCTTGAGCAAACTCCAAATGGCATCATCAATAGCCTTAACTTGCTGATCCCAATATGGTGATGGAAAGAAGAACTCTGGTGAATACAATTCATCTCCTTGTTTCTCAAGTTCACGAATAACGAACGATGTAATTCCTGGATTGTGAGTAGTAAGGAAGTGGAGATCGATGTCTTCAAGTCCTTGTGAATAACTAACTGATACCAATGAGCCATCCTCGATGGTTAGGTAAATGTTGCGGTCTGATTCTTCTACATAACTAATAATTGAGTGTATCATATACGATAGGTTTAGTGTACAAATATAGTATTATTTATTAAAATTTATTACAAATTCAGAATATTGTTCGGCAATGGCTTTTGCGATGCCCGGAAAAGTAGTGTTACGAATCTTTTGTCTTTCGATTGGGTCTTTTGTTTTTTGGAATGCATCGGCATACCATTTGGGTTGTCTTTTGGTTCTACCTGTTTTCTTACAAGTCCATTCGATAAATTCACCTTTGGAAACGATATCTGTGGGAGTGAGAGATGGCAAATTCTTGAGCCATAGGCAAGTAGATTTTTGGAATGGGTCTCCGAACTGCCACGGCTGAATGATTTGGTCAGCCTTACGAAACTGAGAGGACATAATACCGATTGGATTCTCAACTGCGATGTGAGGGATAGGAGCATTATACAACTCCATAAAGAAGTCAATAGCATCTTGGCGATCTTGCTGACGAGTCGGATACTTTTCTGCGTATTCGGGCTTGAACCAACGGTTGCCTGCAAGGGTCAGATAGGTACAAGGTGGATGGGCAATTAACAAATCCCA